TTTGTGGCACTATCACAGCCAGCATACCACCATCGCTGGCAATATTCCACCAGTTACTTAGGGTTGCTATAGGATTAATAGCATATTGAAATGAGTCGTGCGACCATAAAATGTCAAATTTATTTTTTACAGGGGTATGTATGGTTCCTTCAAAGTCTGTTTTTTGATAGGTAATGTTTGGGTATTGTCGAGCGATTGATAACTGATCTAACACGTCAACTCCGGTACATTTAATATCAAGAGGTTGAGGATTATCGTCTCTAGTAGTTCTTGTAGCCCACCACTCAAGGTCTAGGCCGGTTCCGCAACCAAGGTCCACCATAGTAGCAATGCTTTCCATAAAATCATCATATTCATACAAGGCATTTAGAGTCTGCTGACTGTGAGCGTGACTTTGTTCTGAGTTGGCTAGCAAGCTCATACTGTAATATCTTCCATACCAGCTGTGCGTAGGCGAACAATATGCCCCATTTGCCATTGTTTACTATCAAGCCCTTTTAATATGCCCAACCAACGATTACGCAACAGGGCTACTTCGTTAATTATTGTTTCAAAATCAATAACTTCATCTTCACCATCTACATATTTTTCGGCATCTCGACTGGTCAAGGCGCGGGCATACCCTTCTAGATACTTTTGGAAATGTCTGCGGCGAATCTTGCGTAGCTGTATGTTAAGATAATTTAAGATAGCTTCAATTTCTTGTAGCTGGTTAAACCTATGCTCGGTGATTCCAGGCAGGGCTGTAATGTTCTTTTCCACTAACCCACCAATACGACAATCACGTTTGGCTTCCTCAAGCTCTCGTTCATAATGGGCAATAAAGTCCGGAATGTTTCCTAAATCGGTTGTTACTTTACTGTACCACATTAATAATCCTCATCTTCTCCGTCATTATCATTAAATTCTTCTTCGTCGTCCTCGTCTTCTTCGGCGTGGTCTTTGAGATAACTAGCTAGTGCCTTTTTAATATCACTTTCACTTTTAAATACAGATTTAATTTCGTCTGCAGCAACATCATTATCAATCAACACTGCAACCAGTGTTTCTGCAGCCTCGTCACGGTCAACTGTGTTAATGTGACGACGCAACTCACTCCAAATTTCCTTGGCTAATTCTACTGACATTGTTATTCCTCCGTTTGGGTTTCTTCAGTACTTATTGTTTCTTTCTGATTTGCAAAATCAGCCATGACTTTATCCAAGCAACCATCTTCGTTGCTTTCCCACGCTTTACGGAACTGTTTAATAATTTCTCCGTCGCTTGTTACAAACATTAGACGATTGCCATCTTTCTTAAGTAGGCCTTTTTTCTCTGCTAGGTCAGTTAATCCTGAATACGGATTCATGCCGGTTTCATAAGGAATCTTAACCTGCATGCCTTCAAACGGTTTAGCATACCGGGTTTTCATTACTTTACAACCGGCACGGATACCCATTACATCGGAGATCTTGTTGCCATCTTCATCTTCTTTCAGTTTCATTTTTTTCATAGCTACCACAATACTAGACGCATAGATAAACCCTTGACCACCGCTAATTTTGTCATCTGGATCGAACATATCTTGCGAAGCGTATGTGTGATTAGTTGCTACTAATCCTACATTGTAACTACCGAACATGTTGACTGAATTGCGAACCAATGATGTAAGTGCCTTGGGTTTACGACCCATGTCGCCCTTCATGTCGCCGGCTTCAAATTGGTTTACATCTGTGGGTGTCAATAACATACCCAAAGAGTCAATAACCCATAGCACTTTCATACGTTCACCATCTGGTAGAGCTTTGTAGTCTGTCATAAATGTACTAATGGCTTTGGCTACATCGTCGATCATACTCATATTAAGTTTAAGTAATTTGCTATCGCTCGTATCTACTCCAAGATCATGTAACCACTTTTCATCAAGTGCATTTTCTGTATCCACTAGGATGACAAAGATGCCTTGATCTTGTGCGTTCTTAACAATGTTACCGGAACAGATATATGATTTGCCTGCACCAGATTCACCAGCAAACACAGTGACCTTGCCTAACGGAATACCTCGGTTAAAGTCACCCGAAATGAGATAGTTCAAGGCAAAGTTACCTGTACTAATCCAATCTGTCGGATCATTAAATCCAATACTAAGACCATCAATGCTCTTAGTGATATCCTTGCGGAACTTGCTTACGTCAAATGGTTTACCTGCCATGATCTTCTTTCTTATTAAAGTTGAATTGTTACCTTGTTGCCAGCTTTTGAATTGCGATATACTACTTTTCGATACTCAAATAAATTTTTACTTAAATTATCAATATTAGCAATAGGAATTTGTGCAGCAATTGGTTCTACACCTTGCTCCGTTACCCACTGTAAAAACTCTTTGCTATACAGAATTGTTTGCGGCTTTCTTAAATTAAGTTGAAACGAATATTCCAAAGTTTCATAGTTATAGTGATCTTTACATTTTAATTCATCATCAAAATATTCAAACTTATTATAATACTGCCTTCCAACATAAGTGTAACCAAACGAAAAATTTACAACGTCATTATTCGACGTCATAGTTTTTCTAAAAGGGTTGTCAAACACTTCCCACTTAGAATCAGAACTAAATTCTAAATTATCAAAAACAAACAGCTTTTCAAGTCTGTGTACCGACTTGTTAACTTCTTCGTAGGGGTATAAATACCCTAATTTTTCCATTGCCGGGGCCACTTTTATTTGTCTAATTTCATCTGGGTATAGTTCGTGTAATATATTTCCTATTTTTGCTACGTTATGATCTCCACTAACCCTCATCTTATCAATATCTACAGTGTCAAATTGAGAAAACACCCAATCGGCATGAGTTTTGTTTAAAAAATCTTGGTCTAGATAGTTATCTAAAGTTGTGTGCTGGTCAAAAGATTTACCAATTAACAAATACAATACCTCATTAGATTTTGAAATGGCCCAGTGTAGATCGGTTAAATGCTTGTCAACCAACATGGCCAATTTTTTATTGTTTGAAAATGCATTTTGTGAATTAACCGTTGCCGTATTGACAAAAAACTCAAACACATCTTCATTGGCAACCACTGTAAAAGGAATACAGTCGCCGGAATTTTCAAAAACTAAAGAGAATTTCATATTATGTAATTAGTTTAGTCCGAGTGTTACCACCCGGACTAGTTCAAGTTACTGTTTTTGTCTTGCGCGAATCATTGCCAAAATGTCTTCGGCTTTTTGCGTCGGAGGTTTAGCTTCGACTGACGTTGCCGCCACTGCTGGCTCTTCATCATCAAAGTCGCTAACAGTGGCAGTTGGTGTCACTGTAGTTCCTGTTGAGGCAAATCCGCTATCTGTTGCCATAGCTGGTGCTGATTCAGTAGTTGCCGAACCTGCCGGAGCATTAACACCGGGTGGACGGAAATACTGGCCCCACCGTTCAGCATCGTAGCTTTGGCCATCAACACTTGCTTCGAACATCTCTTTGATAACTTTCAATTCTACTTCGCCTGGGCGTTTTGGTAGGAATGTACTCAGATCAAACAGGCCATACTGTTCAATTGCCGCTTGTTCAGCTTCAGTCAGGGCAGATTCTTTACGAGCCCACTTGCTGGAACTGTAGTCAGCAAAGCCACCTTTACTTGTCTTGCTAATACGGAAGTCTAGGCCACGTAGCAAGTCTGTTGGCAATTCTTCCAATTCTGGATCCATCAACGCACCTTTGATAAGTGTGAAGATTTGTGGTCCAATAATGAAACGACGTATTGGATTTGCTGGAGCCTTGTCATCCGCAATAGGATTCTCACGAACAAAACCTTGGAAAATATAACTGCGTTTTTTCCAATACTTACGGCCCATTTCTTCTAAGGCTTTGTCTTTGAACCAAGTACGTACTTCTGCCAGGACTGGGCAAGCGTCGCCATACATTTCCACGCATGGTACAGGTACAATAACTTGTTTACTATCCATTTCACCTTTGATACCGTTGAATGGTAAACGAATCTGTGCTCGCTCTGCCCAGAAGAAAGTATTCTTTGTATTTGCGTCTGGGAGGAAACGGAGTGTTGCGGAAGAACCTTCTTCCATAGACCAATGCGGGTAGATTGCATTGTCACCACTAAATTGTGATTGTCCACCTTGTTTATTTTCTGATGCCGCTAAACGGGCACGAATTTCTGAGAGACTAGCCATTTTATGTTGCCTTTCTAAGTTGATTAAAATGTTGATTTAAGTTGCCTTAAATGTTGCCTTACGACTTATTATACACTATGTCGTCAGTGTTTACTACTAAACTGGTTAAAGTGCTTCTACATTTGATGCCATGATGTCTAGCATAGTTTCTAACATCGACTATTTTTTTACAGCACAAACATGTTACTTCAACAGCAAAAATACTTTTTCCAAAACTTGGATTATTTTCACTGGTGGGTCTGAATGCGTTTGGATTGTTTAATAAGCAATTATCCCCGTGCCAGCGGGCATAAGAGTTAATCCCTATCGTTATACTACAATGCGGGCAAGTTATCTGTTTTTGCTTTTTACCATATCTTGGATTTTTGCTACCTTTGTTATTCTCACTGGCTTTTTTCCTAAGTTCTGGGCGGCGCATGGCAAGATTGCCTAATAGGTTTATTGGAGGTGCCATGCTATCATGACAATTTAACCATTTATTACTACTAACTACCTTCAGCCGTTTTAACACGCGATTTTCCCATAAGCGAGCTGAGTGAGTATCTGTAAATATTTTTCTTACTTGTATAACCGTAGGCTCACCGTGTTCTTTAATAAATTCTTTAACGTGGTGTGATGAAGTTTTGTATGGATTCCAAAGATCGCTTGGATTGCAATCTTGGGCGTATCTAACGCCATAGTAGCTAATGTTTAGCTGGGGCCATCCAATAAGGTATGTATATGGTTGCATTTTATCTGTTGCCTATGTATTGCCTGTTTACTTCTAGTTGCCTGTGTAGAGTATGCATTATTACATACTCTACTATTTATTACAAGTATATTTATGACGCGGTTGTTCTATTTGTTAGATTTTATCCGAACGCATCATTCCAGAAAGTTCTTTTAATCTGGTTAGGAAGTTTGCGTGTTCGGCAACCTCTTTCATTTTACCAGAGTGGCCATACTTGCCTTTTAACGGTGTTTCATCTTCCTCTTTACCGCCTAATTTGTCGCCAATCATTTGTCCGGCTGTGCTACCTGCTGCACTACCAATTGCGGAACCAATTGGGCCTAGTGTGGCACCTGCGACGCCACCTGCTAATGATCCAACTGTTCCACCTGCAAGTTGACCTTTCCAACCTTCGTCGGTTTCTTCTTCGCCATCTTCAATCATACTAGATCCGCCTTTGGTCAGCTTGTGCCCGGCGGCTCCTCCCGCAACTGCTCCGCCATACAAGCCTGTTGCAGCGCCTACTGCTCCGCCGATTGGGCCACCTAGTGCTGTTCCTGCAATGCCGCCGGCAGTGCCTAAAGTACCGCCTGTCACTACGCCGCCAAGAAAGGCGCCGCCAAGACCTTCGTCAGTTTCTTTT